ACCAATTAAGGTTTGTCTAAAATGTAAAAAGAGAGAGTGGATGTGCACTTGTTGGAAAATATTAAGGAGATAAAATATGCCAAAAGACGCTTGTTATCATAAAGTAAAAGCTAGATATAAAGTTTTCCCATCAGCTTATGCTTCTGGAGCCATAGCAAAATGTAGAAAAGTAGGTGCAGCAAACTATGGCACAGGTGGTAAAAAGAAAAAAACTAAAAAGAAAGCTATAGGCGGAGTTGTAAAATTTGGCACTGGTGGATCTGTTAATGCAGGATGTGGTGCAGTTATGAAAGAACGTGGCAAAAAAACACTAATAGTATAATGGCGGTAAGAAAGACAAAAGCGGGTTTAGCACTTAAACGTTGGTTTAAGGAAGATTGGAAAGATCAAAGAACTGGTAAGAAGTGTGGTAGACAAAAAGGTGAGAAGAGAGGCACACCTTATTGTAGACCAACTAAACGTATTTCTAAAAAAACACCAAAAACAGCATCAGAGATGACAGCGTCTGAAAAACGTAGTAGGATAGCACAGAAGAAGAGATTAGGGCAACCCGCAGGTAAGCCAAGAAGAGTAAAAGCTTTAAAAAGGAGAAAAAAGTGAATAAAAAAACACAATTAAATAAAGCTATTCAAAAAGTTAAAAACAAAACTAATAATAAAAAAACTACAAAAAAGAAAAAACTGCCTCCTGCATTACAAGCATTTTTAGATAAAAAGAAAAAAAAGAAGAGTAAAGGTTAATAGATGGCAACTTCAGGTTCAAGAGATTTTGATTTAGATGTAGCTGAAATTATCGAAGAAGCTTACGAGCGTTGTGGCTTAGAGTCTAGAACAGGTTATGATTTAAAAACTGCTAGACGTTCTTTAAATATAATGTTCGCTGATTGGGCAAACAGAGGATTAAACCTATGGACAGTAGAACAATCTACTCAAGCTCTTACTGATGGAACTGCGTCTTATACATTAAGTGCAGATTTTACTGATTTGTTAGAAGTCGTTGTAAGAAGAAGTGGCACTGACTTTATGTTAACCAAAATGTCTCGTGGCGAATATTTAAACATACCCACAAAAACTCAAGAGGGTAGACCAACTCAATATTATTTTGATAGAAAAACTACGCCTAGTATTACACTATGGCCAACACCAGAAAATAGCACAGACACATTAGTATTTTACTATGTAAGAAGAATACAAGATGTAGACACACAAATTAATACAACAGATGCTCCATTTAGATTTTTACCATGTGTCATAGCGGGGTTATCATATTACTTAGCCGTGAAAAAAGCACCAGACAGAATACAATTACTTAAAAGTATATATGAAGAAGAATTTCAAAGAGCCTCTGACGAAGATGATGATAGGGTGCCTCTAAAACTTACACCAGATATTAAATTTTTGAGGGTATAATGGGTAGATTTGCTTCAGCCAAATATGCATACGGAATTTCAGATAGATCTGGTTTTAGGTATAGAATAAGAGATATGAGAAAAGAATGGAATGGTGCCTTTGTAGGTTATGATGAATATGAGTCAAAACATCCTCAACTTGAACTGTCAAGAATTAAAGTTGATGCAGAAGCGATTAGAAATGCACGACCAGATCGGACAGAACCTGCAATAGAAAGATTATTAGGTGTAAATCCTTTTTTACATTCTGGTAGTGGAGCCATAACAGTCACTGAAAAAAATCATGGAAGAAGTAGTAGTGACACTGTTAGGTTTAGAGATGCTGTTGGTTTTGGAAGTCAAATTACAAAAGCGTTGCTTGAATCATCTAGTGGTTATTCAATAACAGCCACAACAACAGATCAATATACATTTACAATACCTGGGATTAGTGGTGGTGGAGAATCTCTTACAATTAATCATCCTTATCATGGTCAAGGCTCATCTAATAAATATGCTATCAATGGTAGCACTGCGTCATCTAATGTAATATTAACTTTAATAGAGGGAAGAACATACAGATTTGATCAAGCGGACAATAGTAACTCTGGTCATCCAATAAGAATTTATGAAGATGCAAATAAATCAACACAATACAACACTGGCGTTACTGTTAATGGCACCGCTGGTCAAGCAGGAGCTTATACAGAAATAACTGTTCCACATGGTGCTCCTACGTTATTTTATCAATGTACTAATCATGCATTGATGGGAGCACAGCTTAATACTACAGCAAACTTAACAACATACACAGTTACAGTAGTAGGTGGAAATCCAAGTAACCATCCTTATTATAATCAAGGATCAACAAATAAATACGCTATTGGTGGAAGTACAGCAACGGCTGATGTTGAATTAAATTTAGTTAAAGGTGGTTTATATAGATTTGATCAATCAGATAGCTCAAATCAAAACCATCCTATTAGAATATATACGGATGCAGCCAAAAATACTCAATACACAACAGGAGTTACAGTAGTTGGAACAGCTGGATATGCGGGTGCTTATACTCAAATAGAGGTTGCTTCAGATGCTCCGTCTACTCTATTTTATATGTGTACTAATCATGGATATATGGGAGCACAATTATCAATAGGTGCAGCTCCTGCTACAACAACATATACAGTAACAGTTGTAGATGGTACTGTAACTTCTGGCGATAACAGTTCTTTGAATATTCCGTTTGGTGGTGACATAGCTACAGCTGGACCAGTAACATTGGAGAGTTAAATGAGTTTTACTTTTGCACAATTGAAAACAGCAATTCAAGATTATTCGGACAATAGTGAAACGACTTTTGTTAATCATTTAAATGATTTTATAAAAGCTTCAGAAGAAAAAATATTTAAGAGCATTGATTTAGATTTATTTAGAAAAAATGTGACAAGTGCTTTAACATCTTCTGATCAATTTTTAACAGTGCCAAATGATTATTTGGCCTCTTTTTCATTGCAAATTACGACCGCAGGATCAGAAAGTTTTCTTTTACAAAAAGATGTAAACTTTCTCAGAGAGTACACTCCTGCTGCTACAACAACGGGTTTACCAAAATATTATGCACGTTTTGATATAGACAATTTTATTCTTGCACCTACCCCAAATAGTAATTATGCAATAGAACTTCATTATTATTATAGACCCGCAAGTTTGACCGCTGGATCAGACAGTGGCACAACTTGGTTAAGTACTAATGCTCCGTATGCTTTACTTTACGGATCGCTAATAGAAGCGTATACTTATATGAAAGGTGAACTAGATGTTTTACAAAACTACAATAGTTTATATATACAATATTTAGAGCGTCTAAAAGATCTAGCAGAAGCTAGAGAAAATACAGATGCTTTTAAAACTGGTCTTCCGTCAAGACCACGAACTTAAAGAAGGAGTAATAAAATGGCGACAGCAAACGCAGCAACCAACTATCTAGAAAGAAGATTATTACATTTTTTGTTTAAAAATAATTCTCTGTCTTTCTCTTCACCAGGAAACAGTATTTATGTGGGATTGGCAACTGCCGTATCCGCAGCAGAAACTGGGTCTCTAACAGAAGCAACATTTACAAACTATGCTAGACAGCAAGTTCCAGCATCTGATTGGACAACCATAGGTGCAGATTCAACTGACACACAAACAGCAAAAAACACAAATGCTATTAGCTTTCCAGCATCAGGTGGTACAAATAATACCATAACTCATGTGTTTATCGCAGATGCAGCAAGTAGTGGTAACATATTGTTTGTAGGTGCTTTAGACGCATCTAAGACAATTGAGTCTGGAGACATATTTAGAATTAATGCTACGAACTTAACTATTGAGCTTAAATAATGGCTTTTGTTCTATCAGATAGGATAAAAGAGACAACAACCACAACTGGCACTGGAACGTATACTTTAGGTGGTGCAGTATCTGGTTTTGAAACTTTTACGGCTAATTTAAGTAATAGTGATACAACATATTATTGTTGTACTGATGGAACTGATTTTGAGGTAGGGTTAGGTACTTTTGCTTCTTCTGGTACTACCCTTGCTCGTACAACTATTATATCAAGTTCAAACTCTAACAATGCTGTAAGCTGGAGTTCTGGTTCAAGAGATATATTTTGTACATTGCCAGGATCTAAAGCTGTTTTTAAAAATGGTGACGGAGATGTTATTCTTGCTGACAACGAAGAAATAAAACTAGGTGATTCTAGCGATTTGGTAATACGACACGCTGGAAGTAATAGTCTTATAGAAGATAATGGTGGTGGCTCATTAATAGTTAAGGCAAACCCTATATTTAAATTAGAAAAATCAGGCACTTCAGAACTAATGATTGAAGCTAATGCTGATGGTGCAGTAGAACTTTACCACGACAATAGCAAAAAGTTAGAAACTGAATCTACTGGTGTAAAGGTAACTGGCAATCTTGAAGCTGAAGATGGATATATTGGATTTGGAGATATTAGTGCTGATAACTGGGGTAAATTAGAATTTCTTTCAAGTGACCCTACTGGGTTTACATCACAATTTGGTAATGCAGTTGCTTTAGATAATGAGCAAGGTAGCACTAATCAACAATTGTTTTTGTTTGATACTGGTGCTACAAATGACGATGATTTATTAGGTTTAGCCGCAAGTGGTTCAGCAATACTGTCTATTACTGGACAAGGCGATATAAAATTTTTAAGACCTAATGGTAGCACAAGCCACGATATAACACTGGCTTGTCCAACACCTTCTGCTGCTAGAACAGTTACATTGCCAGATGCAACAGGTACAGTAGCTCTTACAAGTGATATCACTGTTACTGCAAGTTCAACTACAACATTTACAAATAAAACTTTAACAAGTCCTACAATTAATGGTTTTAGTGGCACTGGTGATGCTTCGATTACTGGTGATTTTACTCTTACATCTACAGATGCAACTAACGTAGATGGACCTATTGTAAAACTTACACGAAATAGTGCATCTCCTGCTGTCAATGATATTATTGGTAGTATACGTTTTCTTGGCAAAAATGATGCAGCCCAAGATGTAACCTATGCTGAAATCGATAGTATTATATTTGATGAAACAGATGGCACAGAAAATGGTGCATTACGTTTTACTGTACCTAACAATGGCACTCAAACTGTATACCAAACACTTGGCGATAATAAGACTCTGTTTAATCAAAAGGCTGTGTTTATCGATAACATAGAAGCAAAGTTTGGAACTGGTAGTGATGGAGAGATTAAACACACTGGTTCTAATTTTCAAATGCAAAACTCTACTGGAGATTTACAATTTTCAAATTTTGCTAATGATAAAGATGTAGATATTAGAACAGATGATGGAAGTGGCAGTACAGCACTTTATTTTAAAGCAGATGGTTCTACTGGTGAAGCACTTCTATATCATTATGGAACAGAAAAAATTAAAACCACATCTGATGGTGCGACAGTTACTGGTGATTTAACAGTTACATCTACAGATGCAGGTTCAAGTGATGGACCTATTCTTAAATTATTTAGAGATAGTTCTTCTCCAGCAAATAATGATGAATTAGGTGAAGTGCGATTTCATGGTAGAAATAGTGCCAATGAAGACATTAATTATGGTGGTATTAGTTGTAGTTTTATTGATGTTACAGATGGTACTGAAGACACAAGAATGGAAATTAAAACTAGATTAAATGGTAGTATCGTAACATATTATCAAGCAAAATTTGGATTAAACGAGTTTCGTAAACCAATTAAAATGTTTGAAAATACTAACATTGTTTTTGAAGGTGGAACTGCTGATGCAAATGAAACAACTTTAACAGTTGAAGGTCCAACAGCAGATAGAACAATTACCTTACCAGATGCAACTGGTACAGTATTAACAACAGGTAACTCAGATACACCAACAACCACAACATCAAGTAGTGATGCAGACTTTGTTTTAGTAGATGATGGTGGTACAATGAAAAAGATTACACCATCTAATTTAGGGATAACCTCTGGTGGTGCATCAAAAGGTTTTGCCGTAGCAATGGCTATAGCGTTATAGGAGTAAAGAATGGCACAAGATTTTGAACGAAATACCTCAAACGCAGTTGGGACAAGTCCAGTTACACTCAGAACAGCAAACTCAGATGATGCCATAGTAGGAATAACAGTAGCTAATGTAACCACCTCACAAATAACTGTAGAAGTTTATATTAATGATGGTTCTAATGATATACATATTGTAAAAGACGCACCAATACCTGCTGGATCAAGTCTACAAGTTCTTGATGGTGGTGCTAAGATTGTCATGGTTAGTGGTGATGCGTTAAAGGTTAAGAGTAATACAGCAAGTTCTGCTGATGTGTGGGTGTCAGTTGTAGACACAATTAGTGAATAGGAGTAAGTCATGCCTTTGATTGGTAACGATATATCACCAGCTTTTGAGAGCTTGCCAACAAGACAAGAGTTTAGTGGCGATGGCAGTACAACAACTTTCACATTAAATCAAACTGTAAGTTCAGAACAAGATATTGTTGTATCTGTAGATGGTGTGGTGCAAGAGCCAACTGG